GTTTTAGCCTCCTCAATATCGCTATATGTTACGATTTCCCCGTTTTCATGCCGCTTCTGAAGCATCAAGCGTTTCTTAAACTGCTCTGAGAAGTCTCCCTGAACCAAGCCGTTTATCTCGGCTTCGAAGCCTTCAAGCGTCAGCGGTATCACTAGCGGAAGCTTCTCACCCAGGACTCCCCGCTTCAGATAGGTCTGCCTTCTAGCCTTGATCACGCTCGGATGGATCAGCTCAACATACTCTTTTCCGCTTGAAATCACAGACATTTCCCAGCATCACCTATCCCATTCTTGGGGGTGGGAGGCTACATGACCTCCTGAAGCATAACCCTATAGAGCCTAGCCTTTGTCCTTAAATCTGCTGAAATATCCATAATCCAAACGTAACCGTTGAAGTTGTAAACAGATTCATCTATAACTAAATTAACGCTTGAACCGGCTTGAGCCTTATCCTGCAGATACTTCACGATGCTGTTAGACCACGCTACGGTTGACTCTTCAACACCCTCTATTTCAAACTGCCTGTATGCGCCGAAGGGACGGGTTATATGTTTAAACGTGGATTCAACCATTTCATCCGTTTCAGATGCAACTGGAACGATGCGTAAGGATAATGCTGAAACCTTCAACGCTATGCCGTCTATCGTAATGGTCATTCTTCACCAGCCTCCAATTCCATATTTATGAATTTTGAAAAGTCAGGCTTTGAAACTATAATACGCTTCTTCTCGTAAACATCTTTCACAAGTTTTCTAATAATTTTCTTCATGTTTTCTTCATCTGGCTGTTCCCCTACAATCTGTACATACAGTTTAACTTGTTCTTCAACCTGCTCCATTGGAATTTCTACTTTTTCTTCTTCAACTTCAAAGACCAGTTTTCCTGGGAAGACTTGTTTAAGCTTAACCATGCTTTATCACCTCACATCTGCAACTATGAAGGTTATGCTTGCCCCCTCTCCAGACCACTTCAGGAAGCCAGGCACTCCCCGTGAAGGATAAAGGTCGAACGTGTATGAGAAAGTCAATATATCTGCACCTGAAACGCTGTAGTAGTTGTCTAGGTTGAAGACCGTGCTCCATGCTTTAGCATATCCCAATACAAATTGTTTCGTTGGATTCCCCCATAACGGCTCTGAAACAATGTATATTGTGCTTTGAAATGGAACATCTAATTCAACCATATCTGTCAGGCTTGAAGGCATAAGCCAGACGGATGAGTAGGCTTGAAGATGGACGTTGACCGTTTTCGCCTCAGTATAACCGTTGTAAATCTTCACTTCTATTGGAATAGAGCCTTCTGCGTCAGCAAGCTCTACTATATCTCCCTGCCTCCTACCGCATATATACTCTGGGCCTGAGGATAGGCTTCCCAGAGCATCTCTCACTTTTCTAGTCCAGCCGACTTCAACCCCGTTCAGATAAAGCCTAACGTTTAAAGCGTTAGCGTCATTTGATTCACCTGGGTTCTTGAAGACTACGACGTTTCCATCGGATTCGACTGTTACGCATTCGAATGTGTATGTTTTCTTTGTGAAGCCCAGAGGCATTCTCCTCTTAGCCTTCTTCGTTATGCTTGTACTTAGAACGGTTGTAGTCGCACCCGCACTACATGAGACACCTGAAGCTGAAGTCGTCTGATACGAGTAGTCGTGGAGCTTAAATAAGCCTAGCTTTACGGCTCCAACATCGATATAATAAATGCCTGAGTCAACTCTAACGTCGATGTAAAACGTATAGGTTCCAGGCGGAAGCCTTACAATACCCATTTCTTCCTGTGTTCCTCGGCTAGTGTAGTCGTTTGGGAAGGTGGCTAGAAATTCCCACAAGACTATATTACCCACTCTTACACGGACGCCGTTTTTAGAGGCGACGGATGAGCTTGTTACGAGAAGCCATCTGAAGCTCCAAAGCAAGGTTTGATCTGGATCTTCTACAGAAAACTGTTGACTCCATTTGGTGATCCAGCCGCTCGTCGCCGAAGACGTGCGGTAGTAGTTTGGGTCATATTTTATGAACTTTTCCTTATCCAGTTCACGGACATATTCTCTCAACAGCATACTATCACACCCTTATCCTGCTCGTTTTAGCCTGACTACTCGTCTTCTCGATCAGAACGCTTCTGAGCTTTCTTTCAATCCGCCTTGCAGCTTCCTCGGCTAGCATTTTCTCATTCATCCCTTTTGAGCCTGAAACGTTTAGATTTATTGTTATGTTCATAGCTGGCTCAGTGGGAGGAACGACATATTCGCCTCTGTGAAGCATGTATAAGCCTGTTTCAGGGACGAAGCCTCCACTCTGCATAGATGGGACTTCCACATTTATCCTGTATCCCTTTGGAGGCTTGAAGGTCGGAGCTTCAACCGTAGCCCCGCTTATGTTTTTCACGACTCCGCTCCACCAGTCTTGAATGCCCTTACCCCATCCCGCTAATGCATCCCCCACGGTTTTGAAGAAGCCCAATATGGTATCCGCGATCCCCTTGAAGCCCTCCGAGAAAATGCTAGAGAGGGTTTTTATAATCCCATCCGTGAAATCTCTGATGCCGAGCCAGTTGTTCTGCCAAGCCAAATATAAAACACCTATCGCCGCGACGACGCCTAAAATGGCTAGTGTCAGCGGATTCGTCAAGAGCGGTATGATGCTTGCAGATATGACTCCGCCCATCGCTGAAAACGCGGCTGAAACGCCTCCGATATTCGCTATCAGAGTGGGCAGAGAAGCCGTTAAACCCGCTACCGCACCTTGCAGTAGTGATGGCCCTAAAGCCTGAGCGGTAGATGCGAGAGGACCTAACAGCGCTGTAAATCCTGCGAATGTTTCCTTCACTTTCGCGGTTAAGCCTCCGAATCCTAGGCTTGCGTTCTGGCTTTCAGCATTCACCTTTGCCAGTCTTCCCGCGGTTGTATTCATGATTTCACTGACCATCATGGCTGTAGATCCCGCTTCTTCAAGCCTACCTGTTAAGTTTGCGAGTTGATCCGACTGTTGAGCCAATACGGTTGCAGCTCTGCGACTTTGTTCCCCGAACATTTCGTTAAGGTAGGCATCTCTCTCGGCTTGAGTTCCGAAGCTGTTTAATTTATCTGTGAGAAGCACGACTATTTCGTTGAGGCTTTTCATACTGCCATCGGCATTGTATATTTCGAAGCCGAGCTTGTTTACTTCAAAGCCGGATTTCTTTAAAGCTTCGGCTATCTGATCTTGCGTTATTTTTCCCTCTTCAACTGCATTCGTCAGTTCATGCCATGCGAGCTCTAGATCTTCAGTTGCTAGCTTTGAAAGTCCTAGCGAGGGAACAACCTTGTCGAAAACCCTGACGGCATCCTCCATTGAAATCTTACCCTGACGTATCAGGTTGCTGAAGTTGTCCCAAGTCGGTATTACGCCTTTACCCTTTTCAATCAGGTCTGAAAGCATACCTGCTAAGTATCTTCCGGCGGTCGTAGCGTCTAAGCCTGCGTTGTTTAAAGCCACCAAAGCAGCGGTTGTTTCTTCAAGTGAGAAACCCATCATGTTAGCCATAGTGCCGACGTATTTCAAGCCTTCTGCAAAATCTGAAGCGGTTCCACGTCCAATGGCTGAAGCGTTTACAAGAACGTCGACGATTCTCGTGGCGTCTTCAGCTGTGAGCTTGAACTGGTTCATAACGGTTGTAAGCATCTCTGAAGCCCTAGCCGTGTCGATGCTTTCTATACGTGCCATTTCCAGAGATGCCCTTAGGGCTTTGACGGCTTCATTTCCCTCCAAACCTGCCTTTACGAGGCTTTCTAAGGCTTCTGCGGCTTCAACAGCCGAATATCCTAAATCGGTTTGAGCCGATACAACCTTTTGAAACTCATCCCGTAGGGCTTTAGCCTCTGCCCCAGTTTTGCCCATGGATGCCGTTATCCGTGTAAGTGTAAGCTCTAGGTCTACAAAGTTTTTGGAAGCCTGGTCTAAAGACTTTGTTAGAGCACCCAGAGCGTCATGGGCGACTTCACCTAACAGGACACCTGCGGCTGTTTTAGCGATGTCTTTCAGTGTTGAAAATCTTGAGCTTGTCTCCTCTACGGCATCTCCGATTTTCCGAAACTCTCGGCTAGCCTCATCTACAGCTTTTATTAAAACTTCAACTTGGGCTGAAACACTCATATCCGCCTAAACCTCCTTTTCTCCCTTTCAAAATACTGGTAGAGCCACTCGAGAAGAACGCGGGCTTGAAACGGTGTAAGCTTTCTGACCTCTGAAAACGGCATATGGTAGAAATATATCAGGCTACAGATCACCTGCACTACCTCGTTCCGCTTCACCCATTTTTTTATTGATTCACTGTTGAGAAAAAATCCGTCTTCAGCTCTTCAGCTAGAGCATTCATGATTTTCACTGCGATAGAGGGGGGAAGCTTTTCAAACTTTTCAACTGTTATTGTATTATCGGCTTTAGAAAGCATTTTTGCGACTAAAGCCATTGAAAACCTTAAAGAATCATTGCTATATTTTTGGGAAAGCTCCGCTATTTCAATGAAGCTCAGCCGTTTGAAGCGTATTATTCCGACGCCTTCAACCTTTTTCTCAAATGTTTTATCGACGTCGAGGAGAAAATCATCTATGTTGAAGTATCTAGCCTCTTCCTCAGCCTTCTTTTCAAACTCTTGAAGCTTTTTAGCGTATTCTTCAACCTTGCTCATCTCTTCCACTCTCCTTCCTAATCCAAATCTTATCGGCTGTTATCGTATGGTAGACTATCCTCAGGTCTTGGCAGTCTCGCTCTATAAGCTCTCTAATCCGCATCCTCAGTTTTAGAATGTCGCCTAGACGACCGTATGCTATTAGCCCGAAACGTACACGCATGTCTAAGTCTCCATCCTCCAGACTCAACAAGAAAACCTCCTAGATGATCAGTAGATCTAGGTCTGCGTTCCGAATGCTAGGCTACCAGCTTCACCCTCGATGGACTCCAATATTACCCCGTCTTGGTCGATTGTAAGATCCCAGCTTGTTAGAACCACGTTTGAAAGTGTTATCTTAGGCTCTCCAGTTCCAGTACCCGAGGGTCTGACTTCAATAGTTATCTTTGTGCCGTTTAGAACATCCGTCGCATATGTTGAATCGATGTACATCTTGTCTACTCTGACGGTGAAGGTTTTATTCCCGCTTTCAAGGACTGCTGGCAAATCGCTTCCTATTTTATAGGCTTTTACGAGGTCTACGTCTATGCCGGCTCTGACACCTGTACAGAAGCCTATCTCTGTCGCTCCCTTCAACACAACCGCGTTTCTTCCTAAAAGTGGAGTGGACATTTTCTTATATCACCCCTTGCCTCACGGCGAGCTTACGGCTCAGCCGTGTAGGCGGGCTCTGACGAATTCAGAAAGCCTGTTTAAAGCGTCATATAAGGCCCTACGCATGAAAAACTGACCCCTAGTGCCGGGATGGCGGACATACCTCGCAAATATAACTTGACCGCCCACTTCAAACCGTAGGGCTCTGGCTCTACGTGGGAAAATCATGTGCGGTCTGGTGCCAAATTCAACAAAAGCGGAATATGGTGCCTGAGATATGACATATCCCGTTAAGCCTTCAACACGCCATATTATATTTCTCCTCAGGAACCCCGTTCTGACTGGAGCATATTGGACGGCTTTCTCATAGGTCTCCTTTGTCAGATCATCTAGGATGTTCCGTAGATGATCTGGGATCCTCTCTAAGATTTTCCTTAGCTCCTTCAACCCTTTTACTTCTATTACAGCCATACTTTTACCTGAAGCGTTATTCTAGTGGCTATCAGATTTCCCTGATCCGTAAACGCATAGTCGCCTTCAACAGCCATTATCCGTGAGTCTTCGACCAAACCGTCAAGCGTGAAGTTTGAGCGTAGGATGTTTA